AGGATCTTCTTGAGAAGTTATACGGAATTCCTTGTGTACCAATCCTGGATACTCATTATGTTTTACCAAATACTTTAGATGAGCTTCGTGAATACGTGGACAGTAAAAAATCCGTCATTGATGGTGAGTTGAGAGAAGGGGTTGTATTCCGTTCTCTTGATGGAACCCGCTCATTTAAATGTGTATCACCAACATATTTACTTAAATATCATCAGTAAAAATAAAAGAAAAACAAATAAAGATAATCTTTATTTGTTTTTTTTATTATTTTTTGTTATAATATATATAAAGAAAAAGAGGTGTTTATTATGAAACTTAAAACATGGATAAAACAAATTGACCCTATAGTAGATGTTGTTATTTGGGGCGATAGTAGTACAGAGCCTTTATTCGAAGGTAGTATGCTTGATATTCCATGGCATCTTGTTGATTTACCAATAGGACGAAAAAATAAAGCTGATACTGATGAGCCTATTTATATTTCTATAGATAAAAATGAATTTGGAATTGAGCAGCCTACCATTACAATTAATGTTATTGAATAAATCACAGAAAGAAGGGATAATAATGTCACAAAATTTAATTTCAGAAATGTATTGTACTAATTGCGGGAATAGAGGAATTAATATTCCAAGAAGAAGTGGCCACTATAGAAAAGCAGGACATTTAAAAAAATTATATTGTATTCATTGTAAAAAAGAATGTAATCATGTTGAAATTCACCCATTTTTTACTCACTATAATTATGAAGATTTTAAATTAGAAATAAAATATAATAATTTTAATAAAGATGGAGAAAGAAAAGAGCCTTATAAAATTTTTAAAAATAATTTAAGAAAAAGAGGTGTTATTTAATGGGTAATTTATATTTAATGTGCGGATGTCCTGGCGCAGGTAAATCAACTTTTTTAAAAAATAAAGTAAAAAAAGATGAAAATTTAGTTATTGTTTCTCGTGATAAAATTCGTTTTTCAATTGTAAAACCAAATGAAGAATATTTTTCTCACGAAGATGAAGTTCTTAAAGAGTTTTGGAAACAGATTAATACTGCATTAGCTGAAAATAAAGATGTTTTAGTTGATCAGACTTCACTTACCCCTAAATCAAGAAAATATCTTCTTGATCATGTAACTGGGTATACATATGCGAATATTATTTGGATTAATGAAGATTTAAAAACTTGCTTAGAAAGAAATGAAAAACGCAAGGGAACCCGCGCCTACGTGCCTAGAGGAACTATTCGACGAATGTACTTTCAGTTTGTAGAACCGTCTCTCAGTGAAGGCTTTGATTATATTTTTTATTACAATAGCAAAGAAGATCAGATTAAATACAAAGGAGGAGTATCTTAAATGATTTATTTTTCATCAGATTTGCATTTAAACCATAATAAATCTTTTATATATGAACCCCGTGGTTTTAAATCTATTTATAACATGAATAATACAATTATTGAAAATTTTAATTCAATTATAACACATGACGATGATTTATATCTTCTTGGGGATACTTTTCTTGGAGATTTAGATGCGGGAATTAGTCTTTTTAATCAGCTTCCGGGAAAAATTCATCTCGTTTGGGGAAATCATGACACCAACACACGCAGTATTGCGATGACAGAATGTCCCAATGTAGTTGAAATTTGTGGCTATGCTAGTGTACTTCATTATCATAAATGGCATTTTTATCTTAGTCATTATCCTACTTGTACAACTAATTTTGATGATTATCAAAAACCGCTAAAGCAGCGCATACTTTGTCTTGCTGGGCATACTCATTCTAAAGAAAAGTTTGAACCATGTGGTTCTTATAATATTGCGGTTGATGCTCATAGCTGTTTTCCAGTTTCTATTGAAGAAATTATTAAAGATTTTAAAAATTTATAGGTCAAAATAAAATAATGTTTTTAATACTTTTTTAAATTATATTAAGAAATATTTTAATACAAAAGGAGATAATAACAATGGAAACTTTTGGTATTGCAACTGTAGTTGCTATTACTGTTATTTGTTATTTTATAGGTGAAGTAATTAAAGTTTCTCCAATAGATAATAAATATATTCCTGCTATTGTACTTATTATTGGTGCGGTGTTAGGTGGTTGCGGAATGTATATTATTCCAGACTTCCCCGCAACGGATATAATCAACGCTATTGCGATTGGATTTGCTTCTGGCGGTGCATCAACAGGAATAAATCAGACATTTAAGCAACTTACAAAATAATTAACGTGTATTGAAGAGGTATTTAACGACATAAATGTCGTTAAATACCTCTTTTTTATTTTTGACAAAAATAAATTATTATTATATAATATATTATTATAAAGCTAAAGAGGTATAAAATATGTTATATATTTATATAGATGGGGCCTGCCGCGGCAACGGAAAAGAAAATTCTCACGGCGGTTTTGGTATAGTAATTTTTGATGAAAATTATAATTTAATTGATGCTTATTGTGAATATTTTGATAATATAACAAATAATCAAATGGAATTAAAAGCATTTTTAAAAACATTTGAATTATTAAATACAAAATATAAAAACAATCAAGCAACTATTTATTCTGATTCTGCATATTGTATAAATATCCTCAATTCTTGGATTTATAAATGGAGCCAAAATAATTGGCAAAACAGTAGCGGCAAAACAATAAAAAATTTAGATATTATTTTATCTCTATATGAATATTATAATATAAATTTTTTCATAAATCAAATCTATATAATTAAAATCGATGGTCATAAAGGAATTATAGGCAACGAATTGGCCGATGCTCTTGCAACGGCAGACGTGCCAAAATTTTCAAATATTATATTACAAAACCATATAAATATTAGTCTTTCTGAAAAAACTTGCTAAATTTAAAAAATTATGTTATAATATATTATATAATAAAAAAGAGGTAAAATTATAAATGATAGCTAAAAATTTTTTAATTAAAATACTTGAACAGATGCCATCAAGAGGATTAAATGACACTGAAATTTTTATAAATTCAATAGATGAAAATAATGATTGTATTTCTTATAAAATTGTAGATATTGATAATAATGGATGTAATGATGCTATTTTTATTAAAATTAAAAAAGAATAGGAGTTTTGTTAAATATGAATGATAAACATCTATATACTGAAGATAGTATTGAAAGTTTAAGCCCTCTTGAGTTTACTCGTTTACGTCCTCAGGTATATGCAGGCGACTGTACATATTCAACACAGCTTTTAGTTGAAATTATTTCTAATGCAGTTGATGAATATCGTCTTGGACATGGTTCTCAAATTGATGTAACCATTGATAAAGACATTGTTACTGTTCGAGATTATGGACAGGGATTTATTCCAAATTCTTTTAGAGACGATGGAAAAACAATTCTTGAAGCTGCTTTTAGTGTATTAAATACTTCAGGAAAATATCGTGACGATGGAACTTATGAAGGAACATCATTAGGATCTTTTGGTATTGGTTCTAAAATCACAACTTTTCTTTCTCATTGGCTCACAGTTACTACAATTAGGGATAATCATTTTGAAAATTGTAGATTTCTTGAAGGAGTTTTTGATAAACGAGAAGCTGGAATTTGTAATGAAATAACCGGAAGAAAAACAGGTACAAGAGTAGCTTGGAAACCATCTGAAGAATTTTTTACTCATACAGAGGTTGAATTAAACAAAATAAAAGATCTATTTGAAACTATTGTATGTCTTTGCCCAGGATTAACCATTAACTTAAATCTTGGTGGAGACAATTCTGTTCAATATTATTCAAAAAATGGAATTAACGATCTCGTAGATAAAGCTGTAAAAGATACAGAACTTATTAATAATCGTTTTTCAATGAATTTCTCAGAAGGTAAGAATAAACTTGATATGGTTCTTACTTATGCTGGAAATTATTCTTCAACCATAGTTCCTTATGTTAATACTGGTTTAACAGAATCTGGACCTCATATTACTCAGATTAAAACAGTTATTACAAGAGAATTTAATAAATTCTTTAAAGAAAAAAAGTGGTTGAAAGAAAAAGATACTAATTTAACTGGTGATGATATTCAAGAGGGAATGTATGTAGTATTTAATATTACTGCCCCTAATGTTGGATATGATGCACAGGTCAAAAGTAGAATCACAAAGATTGATATGACACCTTTTACTTCTGTTTTAAGCACAAATCTTGAAGTGTGGCTAAATAATAATGAGAAAGAAGTAAAATCTATTTTTGAGAAGGCGGCTGCCGCTCGTAAAGCACGAGACGCCGCAAAGAAAGCAAGAGACAAAGCAAGAGAACAGAATAAAAAGAAGCAAAAAGCTCTTAAGTTCGATAGTAAACTCGCGGATTGCTGGTCTAAAGACCGCATGAAATGTGAGATATATGTGACAGAGGGTGATTCAGCCTCTGGAAATTTAAAACTGGCTCGTGACAATGAATTCGTTGCGGTTATGCCCGTTCGTGGCAAAATTCTTAATGTAAGAAAAGCAACACTTGATAAAATTCAGAAAAATGCTGAAATTATGACAATGATTGATGCTTTTGGTCTTACTGTTGATATGAAGACTATGAAGTTGACTTATAATAAAGAAGATCTTCGTTATGGAAAGATTATAATTGAGTCCGATGCTGATGTTGATGGAAGTCATATTAAGAATCTATTTTACACCTTTATATGGACTTTCTGTCCGCAATTAATTCTTGATGGATATGTATATGCAGGAGTTCCCCCTCTTTATAAAATTACAGAAGGTAAAGATACTTATATTTATTTAAAAGATGACGCAGAACTTGAGAAATATAGAGCTAGTCATAAAGGAAAGAAGTATCTCGTTAATCGACTCAAGGGACTCGGAGAGATGTCGCCAGATGAGACCTCAATTCTTGTAGATCCAGACAAACGAATTATTAAACAAGTAACTGTAGAAGATGTTGCAGCAGCTAATAAATTATTTGATGATTTAATGGGAACGCAAATTCTTCCTAGAAAAAGATTTATTCAGCAACATTCACAGGAGGCAACTTATGGAAATTAATATATTAAATGAAATATATGATGCTTATAAAGGTTGTTTAGAAGAAGCTTCTTCAATGTGGAAAAGTGAATATTGTTGTAGTGCAAAAGAAGCAAAGCAAAGAGATATAGCAGATGAAGAAGATTTAAAATATTTTGAATCATTACTTCAAAAAATAAATAATAATTGGAGGCCAAACAATGCAGAGTGATTTAATAAAAGAATTAAGTACAAACTTCATTGAATACGCCGCATCCGTCAATTCAGATAGAGCAATACCAAATGCTACTGATGGTCTTAAACCAGTTGCTAAACGAATTTTATATGGAGCTTTTACAGGTGGAAGGTCTAGTAATAAACCCCATGTAAAATGTGCAAAGATCGTTGGAGACGTAATGGGTTCTTATCATCCACATGGAGACTCGTCCATATACGGTGCATTAGTGCGACTCGCGCAAGATTGGGTGATGCGTTATCCTCTTATAGATTTCCATGGTAATGTAGGCAACCAGGCGGGAGATGGGCCTGCCGCCCCTCGTTATACAGAAGCAAGACTTTCTAAATTAACAGAAGATGGAATGCTCCAAGGATTAAAGAAAAACAATGTTGATTTCATTCCTAATTATGATGAAACAACAGAAGAACCTGTTGAACTTCCAAGTATTTTTCCTAATCTTCTTTGTAATCCTAATAGCGGTATTGGTGTTGCTATGGCTTGCTCTTGGGCACCACATAATCTTACTGATGTTGCAGTTGCTATCCACGCTTATTTAAGTGGGTTAGAACCTACTTTACCAGGGCCAGATTTTCCAACTGGCGGTATTATTATTAATTCTAAAGATATTCCTGCAATTATGAAAACAGGGCATGGTAGCGTCAAAATTCGTGGTAAATATGAAATTGATAAGCAGAAAATTATTTTTACAGAAATTCCATATGGCACCACCATCGAAGGATTAATGACTGAAATTGGTGAAGTTTCAGATGCAAAGGAAATTGAAGGTATTAATAATATTCGTGATGAATCTAACAAAAAAGGTGTTAGAATTGTTATCGAATGCGATAAAGGTATTAATCCCGCAAGTATTGTAAATAAACTTTTTGCAAAAACAAATTTACAAAGTTCATTTAGTTACAATCAGGTTGCTCTTGTTAATAAAGTCCCAACTGAATTAAATCTTAAAGATTGTATTAAAATTTATGTTGACCATAATATTAAATGTATCAAAAGAGAAACTGAGTTTGATTTAAACAAAGCCATTGATAGACTTGAAATTGTTAATGGTTTACTGCTGGCACTCGAGGATATTGACAACATCATAGCACTGATTAAAGGCTCTGAAAGTGCAACTGTCGCAAAAGAGAATTTAATTAAGAAATATCAGTTCACAGAAAATCAAGCTAAAGCAATTTTGGCTATGAGGCTTTCTTCTCTTGCAAAACTTGAAAAAGTTGAATTAGAAAAGGAAGCTAAAGAACTTGAGAATAAAATTAAAGATTTAAAAGATATTCTTGCAAATGAAAATCGTCAAAAGAGTATTCTTAAATCTCGTTTAGGAGATTTAGTAAAGAAATATGGAGACGCTCGCCGCACTGAATTAACCAACATTGAAATTAAACCTGAAGATAAAATTATTGAAGAAGTTGTTCCAGAAGACTGCGTTGTAATTCTTTCTCAAACTGGAGATATTAAACGTATTCCGAAAAAATCATTTAAAGTACAACGAAAAAATGGAAAAGGCGTTAAAACAAAAGATGATGTAATTATGTCCACTATTTCTACTAATACTATTGATAATCTTCTTCTTTTTACTAAAAAAGGCAAGATGTTTAAAATTATTGTAGATGAAGTTCCCGTGGGTACAAACGTGTCAAAAGGAGCTCATGTTGGTACATTAATTAATATGGATCAGGATGATGAAGTAATTGCAATTACATCTCTTGCTAGAAGTAATACAGCAAAATATGTAGTATTCTTTACCAAACAAGGATTAATAAAGAAAACCTATCTTGATGAATATACTAAAATAAAACGTAGTACTGGCATCGCTGCAATTAAGCTTAACGAAAATGA